GCGGCACTGGTGTCCATCAGAGGATATTTTACGGCGATCAAGACGCGACCGCGCACCTTATACGGTTTGGCGCGATCAGGGATTTTTAATCCCGACCGAAGGCAACACGACCGACTTCAATTTCCTGCAAGCGGAAATTCTGGAGTTGGCGACAAACTTTAACATTCTGGAAGTGGCTTACGACCGCACCTTTGCGGGTGAGATCGTGCGCAACCTTCAGGATGAAGGCGTCAGCATGGTCGAATTCGGTCAGGGCTTTCTCAGCATGGGACCGGCTTCGGCAGAATTCATGCGGCTTCTGATCGGACGCGAATTGCGCCATGGCGGCAATCCTGTCGCCACATGGTGCGCCTCCAATGTTTCGGCGCGCCGCGATCCCGCAGGCAATGAGAAGCCGGATAAGGAACGCTCGAATGAACGCATCGACGCGATTGTCGCCGCCGTCATGGCGGTCGGGCGATTGCAAACCGCGCAAGGCGGGTCGGTTTACGAAGAACGCGGACTCTTGATGATCTAAATGAAATTACCTGGATTATTTACAGCCATCGGCCGTGCCTTCACGCCGAAACGAACCCGCGCGTCTGCAGGTGTCCCCTCATACGGCATGATCCCGCCGCTTGGCTCCGTTCCGAGCGCGTCAGGCTTGATGATCTCGCAGGCGACGGCGATGGCGGTATCGGCGGTTTACGCCTGCGTTGCGATAAGAGCAAAAGATGTGGCGCGCTGCACGCCACGGCTTTTTGTGCCCAATGTCCATGGCGGGCGCGATCTGGTCAAAGACCATATCGTCAGTAAATTGTTTGCGCGGCCCAACCGGCAGCAGACCTGGTTTGAATTCTGGCAACAGATGATGATCGGTTACCTTTTACGGGGTAATGCCTATGCCGCCATCCTGCGCGACAAGCGCGGAAATCCAATCGAACTGATCCCGATCAATCCCGACGCCGTCATGGTGCTGGAAGCGACGGACGGTTCGATCTTTTACAACGTGAACCGCATCGGACTTTGGCAAATCGCCATGTTGCGGAACATGCCGGTGGCGGTGCCTGAAGAGGATATGTTCCATCTTCGCGGCATCAGTTTCAACACGTTGGTCGGTGTTTCAACGATTGGTCTGGCGCGTGACTCCATCGGTTTGGCGATGGGACTTGAACAACAAGCCTCGCGCTGGGTCGGCAATGGCGCACGGCCTTCTGGTGTTTTGAAAGCCAAAACAAGGCTCTCGGAACCGGCAGCCATGCGGCTCAAACAGCAATGGCAGGCTTTTACCGGCGGTTTGCAGAATGTCGGCACCACGGCGGTGCTGGAAGAAGGCGTCGAATGGCAACAGGTGCAGCTGACCTCTGTCGATTTGGAATTTATCCAGCAGCGTAATCTGCAGATCGCCGATATCGCCCGCTTTTACGATGTGCCGCTCAGCCGCCTCAGCGTCATCGGCGGCGGCGTGGCCAAAATTCCGCCCGCCGAAGAAGAGCAGGCTTACGTCAATCACACGGTCATGCCCGACCTTGTGATTGCCGAGCAGAAATTCGTGCAAGTGTTCGGCCTCGATGAAGAAGGTATCGAGGTTGATTTTGACGAAGGGCAATTGCTCCGCGCCGACATCATGACCCGCTACAACGCTGCACGCCTTGGCGTGCTGACCGGCATCCTCACCCCCAACGAAGTGCGCCGTTCCGAAGGTCTGCCGCCCATGCCTGGCGGCGACAAACTCATGGTGCCCGCCAATACGGCAGCGCTTGGATCCGACATGACTGGCACAGCACCAGATGGTGCCGGACGGCCTGACAGCGGTACCTTGCCGGAACCTGGCGTTGCGACAAGCGGCGATCCCGACCCGCAGCTCGATCCGCAAGGCGAGTTGTAGCCCTAGATATTCAAGAAGTCGTCACTTCTGGTCAAAAGGATTAATGAGTTTTAGACCAAGCCGTTCAAAATCGCGTTGATTGCGCGTAGCAATGGCAAAACCATGCACCTTGGCGATGGCGCCGATATAACCGTCTGCAAGGGGTCTGGGTTTTCCGGCGGCAAAATCCGCAGCATGGATATGCGCCCACATATCGGCAGCAGCCTGATCAAAGGTCAGCAAACGCCGTGCAAAGTTGGGATAGATGACATCCTGGACCCATTGCTCCAGCGTCTCGCGCCGACGGCCCTGGGCAAGTTTACGGATGCCATAGAGGATTTCGGCAAGGGTGATTGATGTCAGATAAAGATTTTCAGGCGCCTGTTTTTGAAACCAGCTTTTGACGCCTGGATTCTCAAGGGCGCTTATCACGTTTGTGTCAAGGATGATGCTGACCATGGGAACGATCAGAACAGGTCAACGTCGCGTGGCAGGGACTTATCACGTTCGAAGGTGATATCGGAACCAAACAACGGCCCGGATCGCAAAATCTCGTACAGTTCTTTTCCGGTACGCGCGATTTTCGCTTCGGGACGTTTGCTGTCCTCCAGCAACGTGCGCATCTTCTCCGCTTGTTCACCACCCTCGCGGATGCGATCCACGGCATGACGGATAAGCTCGGCATCTGGTTTGGGCAGGTTGACCTCAAACCTCTGGCGTCCGGCCTGTCTCGATTTGCGACGGTAAAGCGCCATGCGGCTGGCCGATGTCGTGGTGTGTTTTGTCTGGGGCATGAGCCACCTCCTGTCACCGGTCATACTACCGGAAACATATTAATAAATCAATAACCCACGTAACCAGCCATAAAGCCAGCCATATCCAGCCATAAATATGGCTGAAAATGGCCGGTTTTTGCCTGACTGGCCTACCCACCCACGGAGAAAAAGACATGACAATGATGCGCGCGGCGGTCGCCGCCGAAATCAATGCGCTTGGCGAAAATCAGGTTGAAGTCATTATCTCGACTTCAACGCTGGCCCGCGACGGCCACATCCTGGAACCGTCAGGTTGCGACCTCAGCAACTATCAGGCCAATCCGATTGTGCTTTGGCAGCATAATCCCGATGTGCCGGTTGGCCGCGCCAGCGATCTCACCGTCGCCAGCGATAAAATCCGCGCGCTCATCACTTTTGCGCCCTCCGGCATTTCGCCGAAAGCCGATGAAGTGCGCGGTCTCGTCAAAAACGGAATCGTATCAGGCGTCTCTGTCGGCTTCGACGTGATCGACGCCGAACCCCTCGACGAAAAACAACCACGCGGCGGCCAACGCTTCACCAAATGGGAATTGTTGGAATGCTCATTCTGCTCAGTGCCCGCTGATCCCGGCGCGTCGGTAACGGCACGAGCACAACCACAGGAGAAAAAGCCCATGACGACGACACAGACACGCGCTGGCAAGAAACTGTCCGCCGCAACCAAGAAGCAGCTTGATGATGCGCAGGATCATCTTAAACGCGCAATGGATCGCCATAAGGCGCTCGGCGACCAGATGGATGACATCCGTGAAGCCCGTGAAGACGGCGACGAAGATATGCGCGCCGAAGTCAGCGATCTTCACGAAGATGCCGCCGATACGCATCGCGCTTTGGGTCGTTCCCTCAAACGTTGCCAGCGCAGCATTCGCGCCGCGCTTAAAGGCAATCCGAAACCCGCACCCAACAACGATGACGGCGACGACGAGGAAGAGGATACCGAGAATTCTGCCGGTGATGGCCATGAGGATGACGATGATCAGCGCAACGCCGATTACCGCCGCCGCAAAGCCGACCTCCGGTCTTTGTCGCCGAAAAAGTGAAATTCGACCGGCGCCGAATAAGCGCTGATTGAAGCCCAAACCCGCCCTTGGGCAAGGCGTCCGCACCGTCGTGATGACGGCGCATCCCTTAGATGGAGCCCAACTATGACTAAAATCGCAGAACTGTTGAAACAACGCGCCCGCGCCTTCGATGAATTCAAGGCGCTGGCTGAAAAACCTTCGCTCACGGAAGAAGAACAAACCGACTATGAGACGAAGAAACGTGCTGTCACCGATCTTGACGCGCAAATTACCCGCGCCAAGGAAGCGCAGGCGCTTTCCGCAGAAAGTGCCGAGCCGGTTGCAGGGCAAGAAAATCACATCACGAAGGCGCCCGCATCGGTGGAGGCCGATCGTTACGTCAAGGAGCGTAGCCTTGTTATCGGTGCGGCGGCCAAAATGATGGCTTACGGTGGCGGCAATCTGTTCAATGCACGTCAGGCGTCGGTTGAGGTGTATGGCGAAAGCCATCCCGTCACCCGCGCTTTGGTCGCATCGTCTGGCCCTGCCGGTGGTTTCATCGTACCGCCCGATTATATGAATGAGATCATCGAGCTGCTGCGTCCTGCGGCGGTGGTGCGCGGATCGAACCCGCGTGTCATCCCGATGCCGCGTGGCACGATGACCTTGCCCGGTCAGGCAAGCCCTGCGACGGCGAGCTACGGTACGGAAAACTCGCAGATCGCAACCTCGCAGCAGACGCTTCGGCAAATTGTTGCCAGCTTCAAGAAACTGACGGCGCTGGTGCCTCTGTCGAACGATCTGATGCGTTACGCTGATCCGGCCATTGACGCCATGGTGCGCGATGACCTGGTCGAAGTGATTGCGCTTCGTGAAGACCTTGCCTTCCTCTTGGGTGATGGCACGCAGGCGGCGCCTATGGGCTTCACCGGCTTTGCCAATGCCTGGGCAGTGTCGCAAGGCGGCACGGCTGGCGTGTGGAGTACCACAGCTGACTCGACGGCGGCGGTCAATGGCAGCCCCGGTAATCCGCTGCTCGGTCAGAATGGCGGTAACTTTATCACCTCCAACGAGACCTACAACGAGACCACGGTTGTCAACGAACTGACGGGTCTGATCAACCGTCTCGACGTCGCCAACGTACCGGATCGCAAGCGCGTCTGGTTCATGCATCAGCGGACTTACAACTATCTGTTCGGCTTGCTGAACTCGCTTGGTCTGTATGTCTTCCGTGACGAATTGACGAAGGGCACGCTCTACGGCTATCCGTTCAAGAAGACGACCCAGATTCCAATCAATATCTGGGATACGACCGGCGCCAACAAGGATTGCTCCTTCATCATCCTCGCGGAAATGACCGAAGCGATGATCTTGGACAGCATGAGCCTCGAACTCGCCGTGTCGCGCGAAGGTACTTACACGGATGCCAATGGCAACACCGTGTCGGCCTTCCAGTACGACCAGACGCTGATCCGCGCCATCACCGAACACGACTTCCAGCTGCGGCATGACTCCGGTTGCGCCGTGCTGCAGTTCGTTCGTTGGGCACCTGCCGTTCAGTAAACGGCTGATCAAGACCAGACCATCCCACAACCTAAAAACTGACAAAGGAGAAAACCTATGGGTTTTGCTGCTCAACATAATATCGGTTCGTATGTCGTCCCCGTCACCTCGGTCTTTCCTGAAAGCGCCGCGGCTGGAACCATCAACGGTTCCAGCATCGACCGTTCTGTTCACAACATGCCGAATTCCTGCGTGTTGCATCAGGTGGTTGGTGCCGAAAGCGGTGCGCCCTCAGCGGCGAGCGTTCAGACGAAGCTTCAGCATTCGCCTGATAACTCGACCTGGAGCGATTACACCATCGGCACGACTGTCCAGGAGACGGCGGCGCTTACCGCAGCGAATACCGAGAACACGGCCGCGATTGATCTCGGCGGTGCCTATCGCTTTATCCGTGCGGTTGCCATCGTGTCCTTCACCGGCGGTACGTCGCCTGCGATCCTGGTCGCAGCCGATATCATCCTCGGCGGCGAACGCGAACTGGCGGCTGTTTAAAATGAAGATGGTCGAATTCACGCGCGATATGCGCCCGCAACGCGCGGGCGAAAAGCGCGTCGTTCCCGATGCGGTCGCGGAACGGCTTATTGCGGCTGGCGATGCCAAGCTGTGCAAGAGCGTATTCGATAAGCCGCAGCCTGAAACGGCGGAGACGCAGAGCCAATCGGAAACGAAAGGCTCTGCGAAACCGACCGTGGGCAAGGTGTACAAGAACCGCAAGCGGCGCTGACATGCCGGTACGGATCGTCTCAACCGTAGTGACGTCGGCATCAAGCTATGACCTGACGACGCTCGACAATATCAAGGATGATCTGGCTATCCCCAACACGGACACCTCCAGCGATGCAACGCTTTCGCGTTACATCACGGAGCAATCCGCCATGGTGGCGCAATATTGCAATCGGGTTTTCCCGATTGAGAGCCTGCAGGATGTCATCTACCCCGACCGCGATCCGTATCCGTACCAGGTCACCGGCATGCTTTCGGAATTGCTGCTTTCGCGCTTTCCGATTGTCGCGGTCACGATGGTCACGGATACGGTTGCGGTTGGCGTTGCCAATACGCTGACCGAAGGCAGTGATTTTATTGTCAATGCGGAACGCGGCTGGTTGACGAAGGTCGATCCGAACACGGGTTATCCGACAGGATGGAGCGCCGATCAATATACGGTGCAATATTCGGCAGGGTTATTTGAAGCCGGTTCCGGCACGACGCCACCGGATTTGGAAATGGCGGTGCTGCGCATGGTAACCGCGCGTTTCAAGGCGCGTGGCCGTGATCCGTTCCTGCGCAGCCAGGGTGAGCCTGGCGTCGGCAATGAACAATACTGGATCGGTGCCTTGCCTGGGCAGACAGGCCCGTTCCCGCCCGACATCGCCGCTGTGCTTGAAAAATACCGTGTACCTCTGGCGACATAAAAAGGTGCCTCATGGATTTTGATGCCATTGTCACGGGCGACCGCGAAGTTGCCGTCCATTTCGCTCAATTTCCGCAACGGCTTCACGACAAACTTTTGGAGCGCATCCAAAAATTGACCATGAAGCTCTATGTCCGCGTTGTTCAATTGGCGCCCATGGATTCTGCCGCCCCATCGGGTCTGCATCTGCCGCAGGAATTTGTCTCGATCATTAAAAATCACACCGACAGCATCGAAGGCGTGGTGACGATGCCAAAGGGGCTGCCGCAAAGGGAATATATCAAAGCCGGTGCGATGGAATATGGCGTGAACACCGAAGCGCAAATGACGCCTTATATGAGGCTGATGTCGCAAGCTTTCGGCCGTCCCGTCACGCCCCGCGATATTTTGATCGGCGCCTATCCACGCAAGATGGATCTGGAAGCCCGCCGCTATTTGCGCGATGCGCTGGAGGGTATGGAG